CCTTGTCCCTCGCCTTGGGTAGCATCGTCTAACCCCTTCTCCAACAGTACCAGAGCACTGTCCACCGTGGTTGCATCCGCCGTGGCCGAGTTCTTCTGGCCCTGCGTGATGTTCTTGAACGCCTGCGACAGAAGTTGCCGAACTTGTGCTTCGACCATCTGCTGCTGCTGTTGCTGCGTCTGCGCCTGAGCCTGATCGCGCTGCTGACGACGCATGTTGCTCTCGCTCTCGGACACAAGCATGTCGTCGAGATCGCGCACCTCGAAGCGGGCTCGCGCCAGCTTGCGGGGGTCAACTTCCATTTTCTCCTCATCCGTGAGAGATGCGGCAAGCTGGTCAATCTGCATACCGCGGATTTCCTTGGCTACCAGAGAAGTAGCTCCGCGAGCGATCACGTTGTAGTCCCCAGCCGGTGCGACGTGGGGATTGAACTTCATGTTGAACTGCACCACCGAATAGATCACGGACTGCGTGAAGGCATCGAAGCTCCGCACGATGTCCTTGAACGGCAGCGCCGCGTCGGAACGCATCATCGCCGCGCCGGTCGGTGAACGCATTGGCTCTGACGACTTCATGCCACGATCCATGTCTCCACCAGTCTGCGGGCCGACGAACGTCTCGCTGTCCGCGAACTTCTGGAACTGTTCAATCATCTGTGACAGTTCCGGCAGATGGCTGTCGATCGTGATCGGGCGCACAGCCGGGAACTGCGCTTCCTGCCCGCTGCCTTCACGATACCAAATCTTGTACGCCTCGATCTGCGAGATGTCCTGATCCGGCACCATGAGATCGCGGTTGATCTCAAGGTTCGGACCGCAGACCACGCTGGCGTTGTCCAGCATCATGCGGGTCGCGGCGCACAGCGACATCTGGCTGTCGCGCATGATCTGCGGCAAGCCGTTGCCGACAGGGCTGGTGTCGTCGTCGTCGAACACGAACGGATGGATCGTGCAGACTTCCATGTCGAGCTTGCGCCACGCATTGATGTCGCACTTGATGACCTTGCCGTCGAGCAGCCAGACTTCTGCTTCGAGATCATCGGTGAGCTTGTCGTCCGGCACATCGGCCCCGGCTGCTTGCAGGTACTCGCCTGAGATCGGGCCGTTCCAGATCAGCACTTCGTACTTGCCGCCGACATCCGAGCGCGCCTGATCCGAGACATTCGTCCGCACACCCATGTTGCGCAGTTCGGTCTCGAAGTTGCGGGCCTTGTAGTTGCCGGTGCCGTTGTTCTTCACATAGGACTTGATGACATCCGGGAAGAAGTCGTTGCGGCGGGCGAGCGCGATAAGCTGCGCCCGGCTGAACACCAGACGGATGAAGTAACCGTCCATGTTCTTGAGCGTCTTGGCGCTCATGTCCGGGTAGAAGTCCCAGACCGACAAGAACTCGTACTGCGGCTTGAAAGTGTCGGTCGTCGTCGGCGCGGGCGTCGTGTTATCGCTGGCGAGACCCCACGATGTGGATTTCGACGCCTTCACGAACGGGCCGCGTAGAAGTCCAAGGCCGTACATGATGCCGGACTTGACGACTGACCGGTTGAGCGACACGTAGTCCTGCGTCTGATCGCCGCCGAGTTCCTGAAGCTGATCGTCGATCCAGATTTCCAGTTCCCGCGCACGATCCGCCGCCAGTTCGTTGACAGCCATCTGCACAAGTTCAGGCGTCAACTGCACCTGCTGGCCTTGCTGTTGCATCTTCTGCATGAGGGTCTGCACGGCCTGCTGCGCGTCTGCCGGGTCGAGTTCAGCGTTCGGTGACGCCTTCAACTGCCAGTTCCGCTCTGAGCCGGGGAACATCAGGTTCATGACGCGCGACATGGTGCTGATGGCTTTGACGCGGGTCAGCTTGGGGTAGGCGCGTGACCGCTTCGCCCCAAGCATACTCTCGATCTCTGGATCGTAGATGCCGAGATACTGGCGCAAACTGCGCAGCCACTTCTGCTCAGCCTGAAAGCGATCGCTCGAATACCGGTCGAACGTGCCGACTAGTGCGAGGCCCAGCCGGTTGAGCGTGTCCACGTCGATCCGCTTGACTGGCGCGACGGGCGGCTGCGGAACTTCTACTGCGGGCGGGTCTGTCACATCTGCGGTGTTCATCGCACGTCCTTATCGCATGTGGTAGCTGGGGGAGAACGATCGCGGGATTTGCAGCTTCTTGTTGGCGTTCGAGCCATAGCGCATCTCGCGTTCCGTCAGACGGTGGAAGTACCGGCACAAGTAGCCGAACCCGTCGCAGGGATGACTGTACTTGTTCTTCTCCGGTTCCATGGTCGTCACGGTGTCTTTCTTCTGGTCGATCACATAACGCCATCCACCCTTGAGACCCCTGACCAGTTCAGGGCAGCGCAAACCATCTATCACAAGTGCTGGACCGGCGTCGGTCAGCCGCGATGTATAGTGCTCAATGGCATTAAGGCGCAAGGGGAACCGGTTATTGCTCTCGGCCTTCACCTCGAAGTGCCGCTTCAGGATGTCCACCGATGTTTTCGCATCGCTCTGCGAACGATTGGCCGCAGCCGGGTCCGGCGCGATAATGACCCGCGCCTCTGGGAAGAACGTGCGCAGGAACGGCTTCAGCTTCTCGATGACCAGCCGCTCCGTGGAGTAGTTGATCTGCACTAGTTCGGCCAGCACAAGCAGCCGTCCATGCAGGTCTTCCTGCCCGAAGATGAGCGCGCTGCCTGCCATGCCGGGATCGTATCCGATCACCAGTGGCAGGTGCGGGTTGAACTTGAGCCGCGACTTCGACACATGCAGCCCGGCGTTGAAGCTGGGGACTACAGGCTTGCCGCTGATTGAGAAGCCCCACTCGCTCTCAAGGAACTGCTTGATCCACGCAGTAGTCTTGCCTTTAGCGAGGTTCGTGTAGTACGCACGCTTGCCCGGCAGGAACTCGATGTTCTCGGCTTCTGGCGAAAATCCTGACGGCTGCTTGAAGTATTTCACATTGCGGAAGTTGTCCTTCTCCGCATCGTCGCTCAGCATGGCCTTCGCCGCCGCGAACGCATCAGGGTCGTTGACTACTGCATCAGGAACACCGATCTCCCACGGCAGACGCACACGTTCGACTTGTGCTGGGTTGTGCAAGTAGTCGAACCACCAGTTGTCTTCGGTGTCCGGGTTCGACGATCCCCACATCCCCCAATTCGTAGCGCCGCCGTCCTTCGCAGCCGGGAAGCGTCCGAGACGGCCAGACAGGGCCTCGATGATCTCCTTGGGTATCTGCACGAACTCGTCAATCAGGGCGAACGTGACTTCGAGTGACAGCACGCGCGCCACGTCCTCTGGAGTATCCAGAGGACGAAACAACACTTCACACTCGACATCCGCGAAGCGCAGTGTGAAGGTCTTGGCGGTTTCCTTCCACTCGCCAGCCACGCCATGCTTGAACCAGTAGTTCCATGACACGAGGGTCGTATCACGAAGCTGGGGCGCGGTGTTTCGCACGACGACAGCCCGGCTGCGCCTAATCCCATCCGGGCCGGGCGCTTGCTTCTTCGCCATGAAGATGAGCTTGAAGAACAAGGCCGTGGTCTTGCCGGAACCCACCGGGCCGACGATCCAGTCGTAAAACAATTCCGCCGACCGGTAATCTCGGATGAACTCCTTGATCGTCGGCGGCGGCTTGTAGTCGATGACCTGCTTCTTGGGTAGGGGCGCAGCCATGGCCTCACTTCACAGTCGATGTAGACCCGGTGGGTCGTTGGAACGGTGCTACCACGGCACGAACTTTCCGGTCTCGAACCAGTAGAAGACTTCAGCCCAGAAGCCGAAGCAGAAGGCCACGCAGGTCAGGAAGCCCCAATTGGGTCGTACTTCTACACGTGCCATACTAGTCCCCCATGTGGATGTTGATCTGGAGCGCGGTCTGATTGCCGCCACCTGCGTTCTTATCGGGCTCCAAGCCCGCCACGCGCCATGTGGCCTTGATGAGATCGGCTCGCACTGTCGCGGGCACTCCGCCGTTCTTGTCGTGGATCATCTGCCAACTGGTCTTCAGCAGTTCCTCGGACTGGAGCATCGCCTTGAGCTTGAAGGACATGCCCTCGGTCTTCACGATCTCCTTGAAGCGAGCGACATCGGCGCGGAGATCAGGGCGGTGGCGGAGTTCTTCCCACTGATCCTCCGTGATGCCGTAACTCTCACAAATTTCCTGAATGCTCGCGGTCTTGAGCACAAGTTCAACCGGCAGCGTCGGCGGGTACGCGCCAATCGCTGGGTCCGGGGACAGGTTCTCGATAAGGGGCGGCATGTTCATGGCGGGGCAAGATATGTGCGCCGTCGCGGAAAGTCAAACATCTGAGGAAAGAACGGCAGGACCGAAGCCCTGCCAGTTGATGTTTGGGGGAAACTGCCGACGCGAAACATCGCTAGGCGGGAACTCTTATACACTGGAATTTTCTTTTGTCAAAATTTTGGAAAAAATTCCTATATTGGATTTCACCGAAAGATGGTGGCAGGTCCACGCTATGGGAAAATTTTCACATTACGATTTTTCTCAGAAGATGTTTGGGGGATGGGGAAGTGTGTGGGTGGGGGTCTATTCGCGTTTCCCCCTAGGCTCAAGCTGGGCCGGAAAAGAATTACTCCTAGGGGGCGGGCATGCCTGCCGGGCTCGCCGCGTGCGCACGCTAGATACTCCGTGCACGGATAGTCCGTACACTGACGGCCTAGGGTGACAATTGCTACATGCCGTAGCAAAACTAGTGCGTGAACTAGTGCGCTTGACCGGTCTATCACTTGTGCTATTATGCGGCTTGGCGTTGCCGCTGTGGCACCGCCGTTAACCAATGAGAGGAAAGCCATCATGGCTCGCATTAAATCTAAGCTTCTGTCACAAGTCACAGTTGAACCAGGCGCGGATAAGCTCACTGCCGCCGCAGTAGTGGCGCGCGCCATGGGCGATAACGCCAAGGTGAAGGCAAGCGACATGGAGCCTGTTATATTCCGCGCTAACACGGCACGCGCGGAATTGCTGGACATGCTTCGCCGCGCTCCGCACGATCAAGCCGAATTCCAGACACGTTGTTTCATTGCTGAAGCCTATGCGCGGGATTGGCGTAAGAACAACGCTGACAAGCCTATCCCGCCGCTCACTGACAAGGTGCGTGCGACATGGGCGAAAGTGTTCACGCAAGCTTTGAAGGCTTGCACAAAAGAGGAAAGGCAATTGCGCGCCACGTTGCGCACGTGGTGGACGCGCTTGCTGTTTGATGCTGGCGTTAAGACCATGGCGACGCGCGGCGGGGCGCATGGCAATCGGCATACCGTCACGAAAGTCACGAAAGATGACAAGCCGATTGCTGCCAAGGGTGCGGAAACTACTGCTAAGCCGAGTGTCGCCGCAGTAGTTGCGGCGGTGCCGCGCGTGACATCTCCACTTGAAGCGGTGAATTTCCTTCAGAAGGAAGCGGCGATCATGTTGCGCTTTGTCAACCATAACATTGATCCTGTTATGAAGGGCAAGCCATCGCCTACCGATGGCGCTATTGCAAAGCTTGTCGCGAAATTCGTCCGTGACTTGGCAGCGATCGGCACGAAACTGGACAAGGCGAAAGCCTAATCGACTAGTGCAAGGCGCGGCAATGGTGCCGCGCCTTTTCTCATGTGTGAGGTTTTCCCATGGTTTCCGACCCTGACTTGATATGGCTTATTCGCGAGGTGCTAGCGAAGCGCGCGACTAGTGCGGCGATCATTGCCTTGCATCGCGCCGGTTATTCGTGGCGACAAGTGCGCGCTGGTTATGAGGTGCGCGCCATCACCTAACCTATAACACTGCAAAACTTTCCTAAGCCCGGCCATTGTGCCGGGCTTTTTTATTTGCGAGAAAGTTTCCCGGTCTTATAGATCGTGATGGCGGACCATCACCACTGACCGTCTACCCGACGCGGCCTCGCGCAACCGTCATAGTAGTACGTTTGTTTTTACACGTTGTTACAGATGGCCCGTAGTAGCAGATTATGGCAAGATTGTGTCAAAACAGGCTTTTAGCTACCAATCGACTACGCCAAGTGCTTGTTTTTGTTTGTTTTAGTATATATACATTGAATAGTAGATAAAATAATAGATATATAGGGACTTTCGATCCGGCATTGGAGTACAGGTTCGCACCGTCTGGTCTGCTACAGCCCGTAGCAAATACTATAGGGTCTTGTCCCCAAAATCGCTACTTTAACTATATGTTCGTGGCGATGTGTGAAATTTCAATTGCTTGCGCGATTTAAACGGGTTATTGTCCACGTGTCGAAAACGCTATGGAGACTACAGATGACCACAAATCGACTATTCGGCGCATCTATGAGCCGTCCCGACAAGCGTGAACCCATGCTGATGTGGTTCAACAACGCTCAAGCGGCCCGGCGCACATTGATGTCCGCCATCGAACTCACGGCGCGGGATTACGGTGCGCTGGGCGAACGTGAAGCCCTGATGCAGACCGGTGGCTATGCTCGCGCCATGGATTGGCTGCGTGAGAAGACAGGCGAGAGCCGGATCGAAGCCAGCATCAAGATGCTGGATGTGCCGAAAGAAACAGTCAAGGCATTAGAGATCACGATCAATCTGGCTCCGCAGCGGATCGCTTCGTGGCCTCGTGCCCGGCGAGACCAGTTCGATTACTGGCTGGGCGCACCGCGTGCGAGAATGCCGACAGGCGTTGATCGCTACTACGCTCGACGCCGGGAGAAAGCACAGAAGCGACAGATTGTCCTGTAAAACTTTATAGTTGCTTCGTTAACCAACTAGTGCTATGATGTTTGAACGGTCGAGATCACACCTCGACCGTCCTTCAGTCCTCACTTTTGCTACGGCCTGTAGCAAAGCAACCCCAAACAATGAGAAGCCCGATGGACATCACCATCACCACAGCAGACTACCGCTTATCAATCGACACGGACTTGTGCTTCGTGATCATCACAGACTTGAAGACGAATACATGGCGGCGCAGCTTGGATGCCGACATGGTGCGTGCACTCTCGAACGTGATCCCACGCTTGAAGCCAAGCGACAGCAAGATCGCAGCCACACTGTGGCACGATCTGTCACCGATGACGAATCAC